TCTGTGTATCTTTGTTAAGGCTACGCCAAGTTGTAACTCTAAGTCTTGATTAGTTGGTTCATTAACTACTGTTCTATGTGGTGCTGGCTTTGGTGCTTGTGGCATCTTAGTTGGTGTTGGTCTGTTCATGTTTAACACTCCTTTGCTTAGCCATGTAACTTAGGACACGTTTTGTATACCACTCTTTAGTAACATGCTTTGCTTTGTTCTTACCATTAGGACTATTAAGTAACTGCTGTTCTATCATGGTCTTAATGTTATGTGCTTCTATACTTAGTAACCATAAGTTATTGCTATCTAGCTTTTCATCAGGTGCTATTGATAATGGGTGTACATGGTCTGTTATATATCTACCGTCATTAAGTATTGGTTGTCCTGTTATCTGGCACATACCCATGTCTCTTGCATAGACATAACTACGCATCTTAGTCCATTGCTTTGAATGGTAGAATGTATTGGCTTCTTGGTTACGTTGTTCTTGGTTATAAGTCCTTTGGTTAATCCTTGTTGATACAGTAGTTGTATTATGTAATGCTTTATGTTTATCACAGTACGTTGTACCGATTGGTAGTTTTGTATGACAACCTATATGGGAACATGTTCTTAGTCTCATTATTCATGACCGTTATAAGTAACTAATGAAACAATTAGGATTACAACAAAGAACAATATGCCTAGACCAAAACTTATAATCGTTGGTAATAGAACTAAGAACCATGACCATGTGATAACGTGCAATACTTTTAGTAGTATGAATACAAGTGTTAATAAATTAAGTATGCCTATGTTCTTCATGTTGTTTTACCTCTTAGTAATTCCAGTAGTCTTGCTCACGTTTTGTTCTTGGTTCGTATGGTTCTGGTAATTGGTTCATATTGTTGTACCTCTATTTGTACGAATGGTTCAGGACTATATATCTTAGTTGCTGATAGATTAACTATGTTAGAATCGTCATCTATTATATTGGTCCTCATTAATACGTCTTGTGTTGACTTGACTATATTGTCTATATCACCAATGGTTTTATTGGTTGGTAATATTGTTTGTTCTAATGCTTGTGTGGTCTTTTTAATAGACCATGATTTAGGTGGCTTAATACCGAATGTGTAACGTACTGTTAAATACTGTTCTACATAACGTTCCTGAATATGTAACTTATTTATTGCTTGTTCAAGTTCTGTTATATAAGCAATTTCACGCTTGGACTTATATACACCGCCATATCTATTGGTCTTAGACTGGTTGTGGGGTGAAGGTGATACTGTTAATGGTATTGTTATGTTCATGTCTCACCTGTTACCTCTATATGTACTCGGCATCTAATAGGCCGATTTCTAGTCTTAACTAGTACCAGTTGTAAAATAAAAAGGGCTAACACATTGGCTAGTCCTTTAAATAATTACCTCTTCACTAATATTACGTACCGAGGTCACACTTTTTATATTAACGTGCGTTTTAAGGCACCTTTCGTCCTTTCTAAGCACTTTTTGCGTGCTCCTTGTCTAGTAACACCTGTTGTTGGTAATTAAGCTCTAACAGGAACTCAGTGCGTTCTGCGTAGCTCTTCCAATCTTCGAATAACTTACCTTGGTACTTAACTCTATCTAAAGCAATTGCAAACGGTTCTTCATCTTGGTGCTTAAGGAACAACTCTAATATCTGGTCATTAGATACGAATGGGCTTTCATATATAGAAAAGAACTCATCAATGTCGTTAATAGTTTGTCTATGGTCCTTTTCAACGTTCATTGTCAGTTCTTTTCTAAACCGTTCCTTATGTGATTTAACATAAGCCAATACACGTTTAAGTTGCTGGTTAAACCTTTTGGTTGTTAGCCCTAATGATTCTTGTGTCCTTTGTTCACCTGTTAAGATTAGTCTTGATACAAAGTTACGTTGTGTTGAATGGAAGCAATTAAGTAGTGTGTTGAATTGGTCATTATCAATTTCATATGTATCAAGCACATAAGACACTTTAGGTATGTTTTCAATATCAACTACTTCATCACTTACTTCGTTTTCAATGACTGAATTTAGTTCTTTAAAGTAATTACGTTCTATATCTTTGCGTGTGTATGTTATCATTCTTTGTTCTGCTGGTGTTAATGCTCTTGTGATATTGTCTTTTAAACGGTGTACATATAGCTCATATAGTAACTCTGAAGCAGCTTGCTTTTTTGTTATCTTTAGTGAATAAGCCAATTGGTTAACGTTCATAGCAAAGCTATCAGATTCTGTTAATAGTTCAATTGTTCGGTCGTTAATAATTACCATGATTAGTCTTCCTTATCGTCTTGTAGTACGTTGTAAGTAAATAAAAGTGCACCAGCACCAATTAACCAAAGGTCACCTGATATAACCCCTTGTGCTAAAAGTACACCTGACATAACGCTCATTAGGTCTGTTAGTAGTCTCATCTTATTTACCTCCCTTAATGTTAAAAGCTTCTGCCACATGCCTTTGCAAACCTAATCTAATGTCGTCTTTATTAAGATTTATCCCTGTCTCTTTTGTAATTATTTGGGCAATTGTTGCGTAAGTTAAATTAAGTGCCCTCAATTGCGCCATACGTTGTACTTGTTGTTGGTTGTTCCAGTCAAACTTTGTCATTTTTATAATTACCTTTTTATCTTTCTTTTTATCTTGTGTTTATAGGTATTTAATAGGTCAAACGGCTTCACCCATGCCTGTTTTCCATTTAGCAATAAAGTATTCCTGACCTTTTGGTGTGACGTCAGCAATCACCTTGATTTGGGTACCATAAGCTGTCTTAACTAACGCTTCATGTGATTTGAATAGGCCCTGGTTTATACCTTTTTGACTAGGTGCATTGCTTTTAAGCAACCAACCATTTTGTCGTAGGGCCTCAAATAATTTGTTGCGCCCAATTGTATAACCTGTGTTACTTAGTAATTTAGATAGGCTTGTTACTGAGATATTTGCTTCTGACTTCTGAATAGTTTCTGCAAATTCTACCTTTGGTGCTTGTAGTTCAATCGTTTCATTTAAAGACTTAATCTGTTGGTCGTATTGCAGCATCATTTGATTTGCATACTGTACTGAACGTGCCATCATCATTTCGGGACTGTTGTATTGCTTTTCAACTTTGATAAAGTAAGCCCGTACCTCTTTACTTTTGGGCGTATGGCTCATCATAGATAATTCTTTAGCCATGTCTATCGTTAGTGTATAGTCATCTAATGCCCTTGTAGCACCGTTTCCAACATGTGCAACCGACTTACACATGTTATAATCAACACCCTTTGTGAATAACTCAAAATTAGAAGCTACCCAAGTGTTAAACCTTGTGGTTACACCCAGACCTTTGTGCAACTCTCTTGCTGATACTGTTTGCATACCTTGTTCGTTTGTGTCTACTGTCATTTGATACATAGTTTTAAAATCTTCCTTTTTTGTTTGATATTGTATTTTATTTGTGTTATACTTATTATGGGATAATATAGGCTTTTTTACTATAAGGTTAAAAAAATAAAAGTGTTTAACCTACTTATTTAGGTTTTAAAATAGCATCTAAAAGGTCTCGTGCTCTTTTATCTTTTTCCTCGTTACGTAAAACAGCATCTAGTAGTGTTTCGTTTTTTAAAGCTTCCATGTTTATTAACCTTCCTTTTTTGGTTCTATCTATAATATAGCAACAACTATTTTTTACTTTTCATTTAGGTCAAATATGGCCATATAAAGTAATTTTTGTGCTTCATCTAGTTTTTCGTCCTCTTGAATAGACTTGATTAATAATTCCTTGCTCTTTTTGTTCATTTTAAAATCTCCTTTATTTATCTTGTACTTATAATATAGTTCTAGTAAAAAGTTACTTTTTAATATCCTGACACAGCTTCATAATAAGATTCTTCAATCTCTTCAGATTCTGTTAAAGGCTCGTTTATAGCTGTTTCAATAATTTCGTTTACTAGTGCCTTTGTATAGGCATAGTCTTCAGAACTCTTTTTAATGTTCTTGTTAATTGTTTCAATTGCACGGTTCAGCTTCTTATTAAAATTCTTTTCTTCTAGTTCGTAGGTTACTTTTGTCTGTTCCTTACCAACTGTAAGAATGCTGGTCAAAAACTCTAATTGGTCTTTTCTATTTATAAGCGTACCTAATAAAGGTGCAGCCATTTCATTCTTAGCTTCTTCAACGGCTACTGTTCTGCTGTTTTCTAATGTGTGCTTATGGTCAGATAGATATGCCATTTCGTGCTCTGCTACATGCTTTCTAATAGATTCTGAATAGGCTATTTTTTGTACCGTACGGGCGGCAAACTTAATAGCTTGACCAATGTAAGACTTTTCAAACATGTAACCACCAGCATAAGCTGCTGATACGACAATATGCCCCTGTGTCTCACTTGGGAACTTTGATAGTTCTGATAATAAGGACACAATTGTCTGTTCTTGAATAAAAGTAGCTGTTTCTTCTAAGGACACACCAAATCGCGTTGCTACTTGCTTGGCCTTATTCTTAATCATGTACTGAACTTTAGGCTTTTTAATCATGTTATAAACTGCTTCACTTACCAAAGCATCAGCGCTATTAATAGTTTTATAATAGCTATTATCAATGTATACTAATTTATCGGTTGTTAACTCTTTTACTGTCATTTTTAAAATCTTCCTTTATTTATCTTGTTATCTATAATATAGCTCTAACTATTTTTTACTTTGTTACTTAAATGTAATATTTAACTATTGACTTAGGTACTAATAACTGGTATTATTAAGTTATGATATTATGGACATATTTTGCACTTTTTAAGTTGTTATAATACTATTATACCACATAAGTCAATTTTTTTATAGGTTTAGAAAAAATAGGCACATTTTCGGCGCGACATATAATAAATACTTTTATTTGTACATTATTAAGGCCTTATTTAAACGTTCTTATAAAAGGGCATAGTAAGCCCTTTTAAAACGTTCTTATAAAAGTACCTGATATACTTTAAACGCTCTTAAATAGGCTTATATAGGCTTATAAAAGTACCTGATACTTCTTATTATTAATTAAGATTGTTTACGTGTATGGCTTAACAGCTTCAGCTGTTTAAGTCGCCTTAAGCGGTTAGCTTATCAGGTGAGTAGCTTTAGCTACGAGGGGTGAAACCCCTTATGTTTTAGTAAGAACTTTATATGTTCTGATACAGTAGTTATTTATCAAGTGCTTATTTTAGGTCCTTGTATGGGCTAACAGCGCCCCGTCGCTAACGCTCCTCCTAGCTGGTCGGCCAAACCCGACTGGTTTACCATCTTGCTTGGGGCAAGCTGGTTTAATTTAGAACATTTATATTTTACCTATCAGGTGCTTACTAAGTTCTTAATAAGCTCTTCCTAAAAGTACCTTATACTCTATTCTAGGGTATAAAGTTCCACTTCTTTTTAAATACCCTTAAATATCTTAATATTCTTAATGTTCTTAATAATTTCTTAATAACTTAGGTTACCTATCAGGTCTTCTTAAGTTCTTAATAGGTTCTTCCTAAATGTCCCTCTATATACTTCTATAAACCCAAGTTACACTTCTTTTTATGCAGCCGAAAACCCTTGTGCCCCAACGGTTTTCGGCTGCACCTTTTTTGACCAAAATAAAAGCACCCAATGCTAATCAGGTGCTTACCAGGTACTATTTATCATCTGAATGCAGCGCTTTATCAGCAGCATCTATTACACGTTGTGTATCAGCATCTTCAGCAGCCTTTTCTTGGTCTTTAATGGCTTGCTGCTGCATCTTGGCTGTTGGGTGTTCATCACGGTATGCTAGATACATTCCCCAGGCAACGAACGCTACAACGGCCAATAACAAGGTCCAGAATGGGTGGTCAATAATTGTACCTAAAATCATTAAGAATGGCACAATGAATATCAGTGCTGGGATAACTTTACCCCACATGAACTGTAAAAAGTACCATACTAATAAGCAAATTCCGAATAATCCAATAATAAACATGTTAAGCCACCTCTTTCAAATTGTTGTTACGTGTTACGTCCGCTGTAATGTCCTGAGACGTGTATAAAGGCTGTTTTAAGACCATTACTAATCCAAGTACACTAAGTACCAGGATAAGTCCCCAAACGGTCCATACAAGGCCTGAATGGCTAATTAAGGTATTTGTAATTGTTGCTGATAATGATATACTATTCATGTTGTTCAACCTCCACGTTGAATAATCTTCCCAGCACACCTTTAGCTGTCCAAAGTCTTAGGTGTGCTTTTATTGTGTTCTTTATTTACGTTCTAAGCCGTCTAGCAGGTCCGTCACGGCCTTTTCTATGACCAATGACCTTACCTTCTGGTTAGCCTTTACGTAGCTGTCTAAGCGCGCTACAACGTCCTTATTTAGGCTGATACTTAAACGCTGCTTTGTTACGGTCCCATGTTTTCCTTGTACCATGTATTATGTCCTTTCATCTAACCTTCTTTATGAACCTATTATAACACAAAGGTATTACCTTTACAACAATTTATGTAAAAGTATTATTATAACCTTTACTTATAATATAAGTCTAACCAAATAAACGTGCCCAGAAGCCCTGTTTAGGCTTTTGTACCTGTTCCATTGTAATTTCTAGGCGGTTATTAATTTCATCAAGTCTATTCTGTACGTCCTTCTGTAATATCTGGGCTGCTAACGTTGCCTGATTGGCTTGCTCTATCTGCTTGTCCTTAACGTCCAGTTGTTGCTTCTGTGTCTCAACTGTCTCACGTAGTGTTGTTAACTGTTGCTGTAAGGCGGACACGTCTACCTTATCTTGGTTAGTATCAGGTCTGTTAGGTAACGGCTGTTTAAGCGCCTCTAACTCGTCTTCTGTATAAGTGCCCTTAGTTAGTGATATATCAAGTTTCTTAGCTCTACGGTACAATGTAGGCCTTGGTATATCCAAGTATCGTATCAGTTCTGAAGCTGTTTTAAATTCCATGATTAAGTCCTTCCTATATGTTACGTTGTTATGTCCATTGTAACACACTGTTATGTATTGAATCGAACTAATAGGAACGCGGCACTGAGTTAATTTGAACGGACGGAACCCTTAATAAAAAGGGCTTTTATAAAACGCGTATACTTGAGAGCATCTCACGTATCTATCACACACGATATTGTCTAATTTAAGCTACTGATTGTTCCATAGCACCCGATACGGGCCTGACACGTCAATCTTCCAATGGTATTGCTACCACTACTAAGGCTGTTCAATTCCTTAATCCACGTCTTTTCACTTGAGGGTGCGCTTACCCATAATCGAATAGTTCATTCCCCACAATAGCGTTAATATTGCTTTGGACGTAGTTTGAACGCTATTTCAAGCCTTCTAACCCTGGTACGCCTGTAGGGTCTTTAGTTGCTAGGATAACGTTCCACAACGAAGTAAAAAACGACAAAATAAAAAGGTAGATACACCTGGACTTATTCCTTGCGTGCATCTACCTTAACTTTTTATGGTCTTTGGGTTGACTGTATTTTCATATCCTGTATAATTAAAGATATAGAAACGACATAACGCAAGTAATTAGTGCTATTAATTACTTTGCAAGACTTCATTAGCTCGCCAAAGCTATTGGGGTCTTTTTCTATGTATTTAAATGTTGACCTAACTATAGCATGAATCTTATATGTTTGTAAACCCTAACAATTGGTCTAATTATCAACTGCTTGTGAATAACTTTAAAAATACGAGCTTGTGAACCTAAAAATAGGCTATAATGTGACAAATTCACAAAGTAATTTCACAAGCCAATTATAGGCCTTCTAAACCCTTGATACACCGTTACTTTTGATAGCATGTATTATGTTAACCTAGATTGGTCTAGTAACAGGTTACCTTATTATCTAAATTTCTGTCAGCAAACAACGGTGAATTATCGCACACTTTTTGTATTACATTTTATTAAATAACATGTTATAATTGGACCACGAGGTAGTTATTGAAAAAAGCACCTAATTTTTCATCACACTACTTTGCTTTAAATTAGTAACTACTTTAAACGAACGTACAAAAAAACGCCAAACATCATCATATGTCTGGCTCCCTACGTACCCCGTTTAAAACGGTGACTATTTATTGATTACTAGCTGAATCAAAACACAATTCAACCACTTCTCAACCGCCAAGTCTAGAGTGGTTTTTTTGTGCCTTAATGTTTGCGTCGGTACTTTTCGACTTTTAGCCAATCGTACACGATTTTGATAACAGTAACTACTTTTACTGTATCTGACAAAAACTTTGTAACAGCAACTAAGCCATTCCAAAAGTCTTCCCAACCCATTTTGGTACATTATTTCCTTTATAATTATTTTTTCCATAGGCAACACCTCCCTATTGCAAAAAATAATCACACGCTCTAAACTTGATACTCGGTAATATAATTATACCAGTACTATTAACTATTTCATAGTACCTATAATGGGTATTGAAAACTCTCTAAATAGGGTGTATAGGCGCTTTTAGACCTTTTACCGAACAAAAAATACTTATCTATATGATTGCACACAAAAAAGCCCTACCCACTTAAGGATAAGGCTTTTTATTTCGACTTTTATTAGCGCCAATCACAACGTCTATTAATCGAAGGTTACATAGTTTGAACTAATCCATACAGGTTCACCGTTCATTTCAATCTGAATGTAAAGTCCATCAGCAGAACGGTCAAGAATCTTACAATGTCCGTCAAACGTTGCATATTCCATCTGACCATTATTGCCTTGTATGTTTTGGTTAGCCAAACGGTTACCGTAACGGTCTGTTAATGTGAAGGCTGCGACTGGGATATATTGGTTATAGTCCACTGGTCGTGGTTGGGCCATATCGTCATTAAGACCGTACCAGTGACCGTTATATTGTACCCACTTATCAACTACAAACACTTGCTTGAATGATACAGTTTTAGCATTGGCCTCTTTATGCTCTTGCTTGTCTGCTTCATGCTTTGTAGGGGCTTGTGTAGTAGCCTTGGTATAGCCGTTATCAGTCACACCTGTTAAGTCTACTGAAGCATCTAAACTAGGTGCTGAGTATGTGCTAGTAAACTGGAACATAGCAATACCATCAAGACTTGGGAAGTAGTTATAATTAGGCTGGGTTGTTATCTCATAATTAGGGTATTCAGCTATCCATAGGCTCGTACCAAAACGGCTTACAATCTGGTCTAAGTATACGTTACTTTGTAAGTAGCTCTTATAACCATAAAGCAAAGGTGTATAGCCTGCATCTTTGATACGTTGCATCAGTGTTGCAATGGCGTCTGTGTTACCTTGCTTCCAGTAGCCCGCGTTATTTTCATAATCTACGGCTACAATAGAACCTTTAGGTGCGCCTGCATTGGCTATCTGTGGTAGGAACGTATCAGCAACCGTATTGGCTGTGTTAACGTCACCACCTTCAAACCATAGGTAGGTATGGGCACGTTGTCCTTGTGCCTTGGCTAAGGCCATTTGTGTTTCGTACGTAGCTTGGCCATAAAGGTAGCCATTGTTAATACCACCTACCTGGGCAATGTTGAACTGTTCTTGGCCATAAGGTCTAGGCACTGAGTACCCATTATGAACGCTTGTATCAGTTCCAATGTCACCCTTAGCAGCAGATACTGAACTTAATCCCAAAGAAAAAGCAGCAGCCAATGTGGCTACCACTATTAGTAGTTTGTGTTTAATCAAAGTGCGCCCCCTAATTGTTTCAGCTTTAACAGGGCTATTTCTAGTTCTGCTGACACTTGTTCTGGTGTAAATAACTTATCTAATTTGGCTTCTGATAACAGCTTACCAATAAAGTCTGTTGCGACTTGTTTTTGGGCTGAACCTGTTTCTTTACCTGCTACTTGTTCGGCATATTGAACGGCTTGTAAAGCATAATCACCAATCTGGCGTATCTTAACGTTCTTAATGTCTACCCTGAAGTACTTCCAAAGCAGGCCACCAATGGCACTAAATGCCCCAATTGATGCAAGGTACATAATAATTTCTAAAGTTTTCATTTGTGCTCCTTTTCTGAATCGTGCTCTACAATCTTCAGGCGTGTCTCATGGTCAGTTACTCGGTCTTCCAATTGTTCTAGTTTAGTGACCTGTTGCTCTAGGCTCTTAGTCTGTTGGTTCACGTTAAATGAAAGCAAGTCTATACTATCTTTCAAAGGTGTCACCATTTCCTTAAAAGAACCCCGAAATAGGAAGGTAAACAAGGCGTACACGACGCCAACTGCGGCACCTAATTCAGCAACTAGTATTAATATATGTTCCATGTGTATTAACCTTCTTTATCTTCCTGTTGTGCCTGTAGGGCCTTAATTTGTGCTGTTAATGTGGCTACTTCTACGCTCTTTTGGGCCAATTGCAGTCCTAGGTTATTGATTATCTCTTGTGCATCTACTTGCATTACTTAGCAGCCCCCTTGTCTTCGTTAACAAGGTCTAGAATGACTGTTTTAGCAACTGCTGCTACTTCGGCCTGTGTTGACTCAATAGTCACACCTTGGTCACCAGTAATTTGAAGTGTCCCACTCAAACTGTTAGGGAACTGTCCTGCACTAAAAGAAACGTTAAAATAAGCTAACACCAACTTACCCTCAACGAAGTTAACCTGTGCACCGTTTACTGAAATATTCATGAATATCGCCCTCCTGTGAGCATAATAAAAAGACACCTGTTAAGATGCCTTGAGTTCTAGATATATTAGGCTAACCGCTTGATTGATTATCCCTGTGTTTTAATCGTGCTTAACATGTCTGCTGACACCTGATTAGCAACCTTTACGAGTTTTTGTGCACCTGTCATATCAAGCCATTCAGCCTTTGTAATAGTAACAGCACCATCACTGATACTTGTACCCGTTGCAAAGGTTACGGCAAACACAATACGTACTGTATCGTTGTCACGGTCCTGTATCTCGTTCTTTATTTGAATATCGTTCATTTTACCTTATCCTTTAACCTTTCAACTTCTGCCTTAAGTTCGTTTAAGGCGTTTCTTTGTTCCCTAACAACTGGGATTAAACTAATGGCAACCTTGTCATACTCCAAACCTTCGACTTCACCAGTATTTTCATCGCGTACCACAAACTCTTCCAGACCTGCCTTAACTAGGTCTTCAGCAATAAGACCATAGTAGCGTTTGTCGTCCATGTGAATTTGATGGTCTGGTTCTATACCCTGTTCACGGTACAATTTGCGCTGTTCATAGTCTCCTTTATCTTGCCATGTAGCTGGGTCTAAAGTAAGGAACTTGTCACCTACTGAAGTACCGCCGTCATATTGAATATCTGTCTTATACTTTGTACTTGATGATTGCATAAACAGTGCGCCATCGCCAGCTACCTGCAAGCTTGTTCCACCAGACCCAGCGTTACGATTCAGCAGGTACACGTACCCGTTTTCACGAACCTGTAAAATATTCTTACCGCCAGCCTTCATAACAACTGATTGTTGTATACTTTCAAGTGTTAAGTTTGGCCATGAGTAAACACGAGGTGTTTGTGTTACACCAAAAGCGTTCAATGTTCCAGTAGTTTCAATTAGGTTAGCTCTAATACTTGTGTGGTCAGTTGCATCAGATAAAAAACCAGTTTTAGAATACATATAATCCAGTTCAGCTGATGACATGTTAACATATTCATCTGGGTCTTGATTATCATAGCCTGTGGCACTAAAGGCTAGGTTGTTCGTCCCATACTCAGAATGAAAAGTACCATTCTTATATGGTGAACTTTGATTAGCATAAGTAACTGAGATTTTACCATCTGAAGAAACCACGCCCGCTGATGACTTTATATTAAATACACCGTTAGTTGTACCTACTTTAAACCCTTGTGCAGATATACGATTAGAGTTAATGTTAGGCGCCACTACTGAAAAACTATTTTTGTCCATGTTCACAACATCAGAAACCAGTGAACCACCACTAGCAATATATATCTGTCTGTTAGCATTAATATTAAAACCTGTAATAGTATCACCAACCAACTTAGATACATCAAGGTTGGCTATCTTAGCACTTGTGATAGCAGCCTCACCAATTTGTGCTGTTCCAATAGCTCCATTAGCAATATTAGCAGACCCAATAATAAAGTTATTACCAATTACCGTGTCGCTGTTCAAGATAACTGATTTACCTGATAGAACTAACGTACCGTCAGCCTGGCCATTTATACCTGTGATAAGTTGCTTAGTAATGCCGTCATTGGTAGACGTTCCTAATGACCAACTATCATGGAAGATATTAAGTAAGGTAGCTGAATTAACAACTTGTGACCATGCAGACCACTTATTACCATCAAACACACGCCTATAAACAAGACCATTGTCCTGGTCTTGCCAAGCTGTCTGGGTTGTTCGGTCTGTTCTAGGTGACTCTACTGTAATATAGAACCAACCCTGCACAGGTGCGTTAATATGAGCACCACCAGTGATAAGAAAATTACCTGTACCCCTAAAGTAATTCATATCGTCAAAGTTATTTACCTGTTGCCAATTCACCTGACTTTTTAATGAACTCACATCACTACTAATAGCACCAATTTGCAAACCGCTTATCGTTTGATTAACAAAGGACTTCATACCTGTTTCACTGTTGCTAATTTGGCTTGTCGTGAAGTCTTTACCTTGCTGTAAGGTGTTGTTATCACCTGACTTACGGTCAGATACTTCTTGACTAAGACCATTAGCGGTCTGTGTCTGCTTTGACTGTAGGCCTGATATGTTGTTATTGGCGGTACTGATATTACCTTCAGCAGTCTGTACACGGGTTGTAACATTGTTAATGTTTGTACCTTGTTGTGCAACTGTACTATTAATGCTATCTATAGTTTGTTGCTGGGTACTGAAGTGTGCGTCAATATCTTCAGGTGCTGGTGACCATGCAGTAGGTAAATTACCATCTTCTAGTTTAAAGTTTCGTAAACGTAAAGTTTGACCAGCTGTAAAATTAGAAGCTCCAACCGTACCTGTTGACGCATTTATTCTAATATAAGTTCTAGTAGCGTTACTTGCGTTGGTAAATGTGGCACTAACTCTAGTCCATGTAGAACTATTAATAGGGTTAAAACCAACCCAAGCATCATTTAATCTAAATGATACACCAGGAACAGTACCTATTGCGTCTACAGATATGGTATAAGTTTTACCTGGTAACATTGGTGTAGCACTAATGTCTGTCCAAGCATTAATCAAAGAATAGAACCATTCAGAATTTGGGTTAGATACTGTCATTGTTATTCCGTCAGCATCGTAAGTATAGTTTGCGTTTGTTATACCTGTGTTACGCCAATCTATGACTGCTGGCTTTTTATCTGTTCCATTTGCGCTTAGGCCAGTTGAGTTTTTAACATAGTTACGGCCACCTATTTGAAAACTATCTACTTTACCTGATACCTTTGATACAGTCTGGCTAATAGAATCAGCCTTCTGGTTTACCTGGCTAATATTGTCATCAATTTGTCCTGTCTTAGTGTTATAGTCACTCTGACTAACCTTAGAACTAATATTAGTGGTGTTCTGCTTGATAGCACTTTCAGCACCTGATACACGGCCATCATTACTAGTCTTATAAGCATTAAATGTAGACGTAACACCTGTTACACTAGTCTCAATCGTACCCATTCGAGCATCTTGTTGACCATCTTTAGTTTGAATATCACTAATAGACTGCTTTGTACCATCAACATCACTAGATATGGTGTTAATTTTGGCACTTTGGTCAGTAGCAGTCTTATTAATATTAGCTATTTCAGTAGTTTGGGTGTCTACAGTCTGCTGAACATTAGTGTACTTAGTGTCTAAGTCCCCAGTTTTAGTGTCATAATCAGCCTGTGATACCTTTGTAGCTACTAAGTTAAGCGATTGTGTAGCGTCACTTTGTGCCTTTGATACCTTACCATCATTTGTTTGTTGGTATTGGGTAAATGACTGTGTTATAGCATTATCACGGTTAGTATAGTCTTGTACTATGTCTTCAGGTGCTTGTGTATAAGCCGTTGGCATGTTACCAATTTCTAACTTAGGTAACTTAATATAAATATCTACTGCAGACTTATCAGTGTCAAAGTACATAATAAGACTTATATGGTCAGCATTATTTGCTACACCACTTTGTGATAGTCTTGACCAATCTGTACTTATAGCACCTTTTGTTACAACATTAGTACTTCCTTCGGCACCAAAATTATTAATGTAACCTGTCCCTTTAATATCAGCGCTAAATGACCAGTTAGAACCTTTTGTTAGTCCTCTATCTGTACAAAAACCCCAGATATACATACCCGCTGATTGGCCATGTCCTTTATCAGACTTAATATGATACATTTTTGTATTAGCATCAAAGTCTTCTACTGTAACAGTTGCATTACTATTAGACCCAAAGGCCCAAGGTAGCGTTTTTGAATTTGTAAATAAGTTACGGCCACCAACTTGTAAGGCATTTAAAGCACTTTGTGCATCAGACCTAGCACTGTTAATAGCACCTGTAGTCTTACTGTCCAAAGCCGATACCGCGTTCTGTCTATCAGATACTTCTTTAGCTACAGCTTGATTAGCACTAGTAATGGCGTCTGTTTTGGCCTGATTAGCATAACCTTGGGCCTTATTATCAAACGTAGTCTGGTCAGCTTTCAATTGGTTGGCCTTATCATCTACAGCCTTAATACTTGCTGATACGTTACTGTCATTAGTGGCTATAGCTTGGTCTGTATAGGCTTTAGCATCACTTGTGGCCTTATTTACACCGTTTGCAATGTTAGCAGCCATGTCTGGGTCTATTCTTTTAACCCATTTACCATTTAAGAATACGTACAAGTAAGTACCATTTGCAGCATCATACCACGCTTGTGTGCCTTCCTTAGCTGTTTGTGGTAGTTCATCTAAACTCTTAACGGTTAAGATAACAGCCTTACCATCAGCACTTACTTGGGCATTATAAGCAGCTGAAGCGGCCTGAACAGCAGCATTGTGTGCAGCATCTGCTTGTTGTCTGGCTATTTCAGCCTTATTAGAAGCATCTTGTGCAGCCTGTTCTACAACTGTTACGTCCTTCTTGATTAAGGTAATAACATTGTTAGCACGGTTCATGTTATCCGTGAATATTGAACTAAATTCACCTAATGTAAAGGTATTTGTATCAGGATTAGCAAAGCTAGTCGTCTTTTGAATGACCTTAGAGTTAACCAAAATCATTGGCTTAATGTGAAAGTCCTGAACTGTAACAGAATCACCTAAATTAACTACTTGGTCATGTAATGGGCTTACGGTGTAGTTAAAACGTGGGTGATTAAATATGGCCATTTGTTGATTAGCCCAATCTAACAAGGCTTTAGGTTCACTTAACAAGTTGTTAGTGATAGAACCTTCTAAATACACTGGTTGTTGTTGACTAGCACCTATGGCATAGACCTTTTGGTTGGCATCATCATCTATAATGTACTCAAGATTGTTGTTAACACTACCAATATGGCCTTTTGTAGCGTCTTTATCATCTGTTTTACCTGTTACGTACAGTTTCGTATAGATAATATCAGATACTTCAGAAGCGTTAATGTTTTCTAGTCCCTTTTTACCAGAACCATTGTAACGGATTAACTCACCATTATCAGCACCTAAATGGCCAAAGAACAGCACACGGTCTACAATATGGCCTGTTTCATCTACTTCTACCCAACTATCTACGTCCACATCAAACTTAGTCTGTAAGTCTTGTAACAGTGCTTGCAAACTGGTGTTAGCTGATATTGTATAGTCTAATACATTACTAACTTCATCAGTTACTTGTAGGCTAAATGGGGCATTTTTGTAGGCTTTTGTAACAAAGGCCTTAAGGTCTACCTGTTTATACGTTACTTCGGCCTGTACTAACTGCTTACCAAGTTCATATATAGCAGTATTGATACACGTTAATGTAATATAACCGCTGTTACGGTCTGTTGCGGTACTTAACACCTTCATCAGGTAGTAATGGTTAGCAACTTCGTCAAAGTACATGATATAGTCACTAGTTCCGATGCTTGTACCTAAGTCTGTAGCTTCAACACTTAACGTTAGGCTATGTGACCACTGTTTAGCGTTACCTTGCTTATCTTGGTTCGTATAATCAACTGTAGTAATAGCTGTGGCATCGTTACTGTTGTCCGTAGCCAATTGTGTTGTGATTGTGTCACTAAAGAAGGCTGTTGCACCACGCCCGTTATTTAGGCTAAGGGTGCCTTTAACCATTAGGTTTTCATCAAGAACTGTATATGGCATGTGTTTTGTTCCTTTCATTTACTGCTATGTACGAAAAAAGACCAGTTAAGGTCTATTTCATTGCGGGTCTATAGTTGTATCTAACGGTTGCTTTATCAGCTGTTGGGAAGAACTGGATAGACTCACTTTGTCCACCTGTTAATAGTGGGTATGTTGAGGCTGGGCTAAGGTATTTATTGGCTACCTTACCGTTTATATAAACGTTTTCTGTCTCAGTATCAATTGTGGCTGTATCACCTGCATGAATAATGGTGTGTGCCTTTTTAAGGGCTTCAGCAGTTGTAATACTTTGTACTGTTAAGTCCGTAACAGTTAATCTGTCATCTTGATAAGGCTTTACGTACTCATAACTGGCTGGTTTATCGTTATCTGCAGGGGTTGTTTTAGTTATTTTATCTTCGTGGATAGGTGTTTTACCAAAGAAGTAAGCTATTTGTGCTACCTGTGTATTAAAACCATCAGGGACTGTAACAGTATAGTCAAGAACTGTGTTACCACTTTCAAGACCTGAACCTGCTATCTGATTAACAAGTAGGTGTATCTGATTACCAATCTTAGTTAGTTCAAAGTTGGCCCATAAATTTGTGATAATATTAGGCGCATCATAATAGAACTCTTTAATGGTGCTTGTAATAGTTCCAGGCTGGTTAACACGTCCTGCACCTTTATCCCAGTTACCGCCTCGGTCATAACTTGTACTACGCCATGACCAACCATTACCATAACCTGGGTTAGGTGTCCCAACGTTGTGCCATCTCGACCAAGTAAGGGTTTCACCCATAGCACTATCCCAAACTTGTGTCCATTTGTAATAATCCTGTGTACTGTTCTTCCAGATATCAGAACTATTAGGAACAGTTTCGTGACTAGCTCGGTCTTGTTCTACTTCTTTGGTGTATATTTGTGGTCCAGTGGCTTTACCTGAACTATCTCTAGGTGTCTTCCACTTTTCAACGGTCAACATATCACGTTGCCACTTCACAGCATCAGGCAAAAACCTAGAATCATGGCCATCATACAGGCACTGTGTAAAGTGGGTTGATACTTGCCTATCAACGGTTAAGTTAGGCTCATATTGATTAACTTGTAACGTTACTTCATGACCACCAATGTTCTTGGTCTGGTCTAGTGCCCATTTTGTGTTACCAGGTCCGATAAAGCCAAAACCGTTACTATAATTAGCATTTTCTTCATCAGTGTTCTTACCAAACAGTATCTTTAACACACCATTGTTTGAACTTCCTGAATCATATAGACCAGCTCGGCCAATCCTATTGCCATCTTTATCAAGTAAGTAGAACTCTGTCCTTTGGTAGGCTCTTGGGTAGAACTGTTGGTGGCTAATTCTTGTTGATACACGCCAATCACCTGTACTTCCAACGTTAAAACGCTTCGTTAGTAAAGCAGGTCCATAGGCTGTAGCTTGTCCAGTGTAGTCTTTAGGTGTTCCCCAGAACTTATCTACTGTAATAGCGTGCTTACCTAGCATCTTAACTGCTGCATCAGGTGTTACATCAGCATTAGATAAGGCCCAATTTTGGGTACTCATATCAGTTATTTGTGTAAACGTGCCAACGTCTTCGATTGGGTCTCTATAAACAACTGGTGTTAAGTCCTGTGTATTAGAATCATCTGGGAACCCAACAAAGACGTTATCACCCTTAGAATTGGTGTAACCAAAGTTGTTACTATCAGAACTAAATGTAAATTGATAGGTTGGCTTGGCTATATCGTTACCATCTGGCATGATTTCTAGCTTATTAGTGTTGTCAGCAGACCCAATCACTTGCTTTAAGTAGCCATGTGGGTCACTAGCCGTAAACTGTAGTGTTAAAGTAGCGTCCCATGAACCTTGGCCAATATAAGCAGGTTCTGGTATCGAAGTAAAGTGGCCATAAAAAGTTCTATCTGGGAACTGGCCAAAGACGATAGGTGCTTCTGTGTTTCCCATCTGTATCAAGGCTTTACTTAACAGTTCTGTGTTTTTTAGGTACTCATCAGCATCTGTTGCAATGATTGTAACGGGTATATTGAACACCTTAGCACCATAGTTATTGCCTAACCAACGTTGGCCGTACATACCAGAAGCATTTTGGGTTAATTCTGTAATAGTTGGGGCTAAAGGTAGCGTAACATGACCAACAATAATGCCTAAGTCTGAACTATTAACACCAACCCAACCCGCGTCTTGGTTACGACCTATAACAAATTCATCAGCCTTTGGGTCACGATAATAGGCCTGTTTAATTTCATCATCTATTGCCTTTAGTTCTATTTCACCTTCTGTTGGGGCTACATAGTTAAGTTCTGGATTATCAGAACCTGCATTAGACGTATCATTTTGGAAGTTGATATCTGGGGCATTAAAGTTATCTCCTGGTATCATTTCATTAGTAAAATCTGTCGCCATGTTATCGTTCCTTTCATTATGTACAAAGAACACCACTTAAGGTGTGTCTTTTTAACCCTTAGCAAGAAGATTAAGGGTGTTTCGTTGTTGCTTTAGCTTGTCCAATTCAGACTGTGCTTGTCCTGCCACCATGTAGGCTGGCGTAGGTTCGTTCTGACCCTTGACTAACTGACCCAATAAGTTAATCATCTGGTCGAACTTAACACTAAGAACTGACACGTCTTCACTTTGGCTATTGTCATGCCTATTAAGTCCATCACGTGCAGCCATTGCAGTCATAGTTTTACCTAATAACTCATAACCACGTGAACTCTTTAAGCCTGCCAATGGGATAATCATTTCAGGCTGGTTACCTTCACCTATTTCAGCTATCTGGTGCTTAGTGATAAGACCACCATTAGCATAACCATGTCCTTGACCTAAGAATGATAGGTCTGAACCATAACGGTCTTTAGCATAAGCTAGGCCTGCTAGAATGTTGTCATAACCATTCATGATATCTGTATGACCTGCAGCTGCATAAGCCCTAAAGGTTCTAGGCTTAACCTGCATCAAACCTGTAGCATTACCATCAGCTAAGCCATCGTTACCACCCATAGCCTTAGGATTACCACCAGACTCGGTTTGAATCTGCTTAAGTATCTTTTGGACCATTGCAGGGCTTGTTGATAGACCTAATTGACCTAAGGCACGCTTAACGTCATTAGCCCAAGACTGGACGTCACCACCAACACCTGTAGAGGTATCGTTAACTGGTCCAATGAACTTCTGGATAAAGTCGAACATGCCACCAACTTGGCTCTTAATAAGTTTCTGTAGTGGGTTATTGGCTTCTACACCTTCAGAACCACCACTAGTCTTACCAAAGTCCAAGAAGGTTGTTGCACCGCTCTTAGAACGTCCTGAGAACGTGTGGTAATTACCATCACCGCCCCAGTTATATTCTTCACCACTAAATGTATCACCCTTAACACCACGGACCATAGCTACGTGGTTTCCAAACTCTGAACCTGGTCCATAAACGGCAACCATTCCAGGCCTTGGTGTGCTTGAATGAGGGACTGAAGCATTAACCCAATCAGCACCGTTACCTAAGTGACTGAATAGACTAGGATTAATACCAGCAGTCTTAAGTGAGTTGGCTACGTAGCTGACACATTCACGGTAGAAGTAGCCCCAAGGGTCGGCACCACTATCTTTACCTGCAGACTTCCAAGGGTAGTTATCACCTTGTCCATCAGTACCACCTGAATCAGTAGCACCTTTGGCCATTCCCCATAGTTCTGTCCACCAACCTTTAGCAGTGTCTTTAGCTTTACCAACAAAACCACCACCAACGTTGTCGAATATCTTACCTAAACCATCAGCCTTAGGGTCAAACTGTTTCTGTAAGGTCTCAACTGGGTGTGCTACGGCGTCAGTAATGAACCCTAACATCTTAGTGAACTTTTCTACACCTGCAGACATGCCGTCCCAGGCTTTACCAGCAAAGCTACCTACAGACTTGATACCGTCCCATACATGACCAAAGAATCCAGTACCACTAGCAAACCTTTGCTGACCCATAAGCATGGCTAACTCTTTGGCGTTAATAACTTCTGTACCAGGTGCTAACCAACGGTTAACGTTATTACCTTGGATAATCTCTAAAGCACCATTAGGGTGTACTAATGCTTCTTTGTTACCTGTATCAGGACTATCAACACCATCATTAAGCAAAGCTAAGGTAGGCTTTGTAATAGGTCTACGTTGTCCTGAAAAGGCTCCAGTACCATCAGCAAAGTGGACATCATCAATCTTACCAATGGCGTGCTTAGGGCCACCAAAGTCATGTATCAGGTCGTCAATGCCACCGATACCATCATTAATAGGGTGGATAACCATATTAATACCATCAGCAGCTAACTTTTTCATGCCGTCCCAAAGGTCACTAAAGCCGTCCTTTACAGACTTCCAAGCGCCTTTGAATACACCAACAATCTTATCTAACACACCTGATATGGTGTCATGTATGGCGTTAATAGAGTTAGAACCGGTCTTTTTCAACCAATCCCAAGTATCACCAAAGAACTTAGCAATGTTCTTAAATATGTTTACCCAATTATTCCAGATAGTATTTAAGGTACTAGCTATGAATTTAACAATACTGTTAAAGGTATTAACTAAGGTCTTCCAGATACTGTTTAAGGTGTCTCCAATGAACTTATAAACACTGTTCCAAATATTAACCCATGTTTTCCAGATACTGTTTAAGGTGTTCCATAAGAACTTATAAATGCTGTTCCAAGTGTTAACCCAGTCTTTCCAGATAACGTTTAGGGTGTTACCAATGAACTTTACAATATTATTAAATATATTACCAATGAACTTACCAATACTGTTCAAGGTTTTCATTACCCACTTAACAGCACTGTCTATGGCTTTCCTAAACTTAGCATTGTGCTTGTATAACAAGGCAAAAGCACCAGCAAATGGATTGACAATGAATAGTAGTATCTCTTTCCAGTCTTTCTTAAAGAAGTCCATGACTGAACTAAATACTTTCTTAACTGTCTTCCATAGGTCACTAAGGGACTTTACAATGTTCTTAAAGAACTGGCCTGCTATCTTAGCTATACCATCAACAAAGGCCTTAAACTTCTTATTGTGTTGATAAAGCTCTACTAGGGCAACAATAACGGTTGTAACTGCTGTTGCTATCAGAATCAATGGGTTGGCCTTGGCAAAGTTAAAGGCTAACTTTAAAGCGTTCCCAGTTGACTTACCCACTACAGCTAAGGCTTTTAAACTGGCCTGTGCAGCTTTAGTTGATAGGGTAGCAGTGTACTTAAAGGCTCGGCGTGTTGCCTTAGCAGCTGTGGACATAAGGGCTAAGCTCTTTTTAACACCAGTCCAGGCAAGTTGTCCTGTCCATTTCATGCCTCTACCAACGGCTTTTGCACCAATGGTAATGAGACTAAAGGATTTCTTAACACCTGTCCAAGCTAACTTAGCGGTCCATAACATGCCTTTACCAATACCAACTACAGCACCACCAATAAGTTCTAGCGTTTTAAGCACTGACTTAACTGCCAATTTAGCAGTCCACCACATGCCCTTACCAACACCTTTACCTATCTTTGATATGATACCTAACTCACGCTTAGCATCAGAACCATCAACTTTAGGCTTAATAAACAGGCCTGTAACACCTAAGAACGCTGATTTAGCTTTACCAAAGGCTTCCATAGTGGCTAAGGTACCTTTTAAGGCAAAGTTAAAGGCTAGTATGCTACCTGCTAGTACCTTAAACTCAGTAGGGTGTTTTTCAGCAAATTCACCTAGTTTTTCTAGTAATGGTAAAGCAATTTTAAGGGTTGCACCTAGTTGTCCTAATCCAAAGCCACCTAAGGCCTTCATACCTTTAAAGAACCCTATAATTTCATCTTTATGTTTAGCTACATAGTCACCAAACTTAGTGATAGCATCTGATACTCTATCTAAGGCCTTGTCCATACCTCCTGTAAAATCAGAAGACTTAAACTCCTTACCAAAGGCACTAGTAATTGTCCCAAAGGACTTGCTTATAGCATTACCAACCTTATCAAACTCCCCTTCAGTTTTTGGGTCACTCACCCATTTAGATATTGCACCAAATATAGGGTTTTGTGCATTCATGATAGGTTGTATCAATGCACCAGCCAAAGCTTTACCACGGGCTTCGATAACTCGTTCCATACCACTGGCTGTTCCCATCATGTTTTCACTAGCAGACTTATATTTGTCTCCCAGTTCGTTCATGACATCAGTGGCGTCTTTGGCTGATATCTTACCAGCAGACATCTGCTTACGAAGCTCGTCCATGGTAAGTTTAGAGTTCTTTTGCGCTTTTTGCTCATACTCTAATAACTTTTCACCATACATTGGTAACTGGTCGGTTATCATGTTAAAGTCACCAAGCTGTAACTTGGTAGAACTCATCATGTGGGTAAAGTTAAGACCAAGTCTTTCAACTTGTTCACTGTTCATACCCAAAGTATCAGCCATTGTAAGCATGGACTTAGTCAGCTGGTCGGTTGGCTCCTTTTGGTTGAATACGTGGTAGAACTGCTGAGACAACTCATTAACAACGTCATTAGACTGACCAAACGCGGTACTTATCTGGTTAATTGACTTAACCATGTCTTTACCCTTGTCAGCACTATCTGTAAGTGTTGTCCAGGTAGCGTTCATAACCTGTTGTTCTTTGTTATACTCTTTAGCTTCAGCAAAGGTTTCAGATATCTTATTCTTAATTCCTTCAAAGGCGTTCATAACACCGTTAGCTGCTAAGTTCCCAAGAAAAACGGACTTAAACCTATTTCTAGTACCCTCTAACGCATCATCTAAGCCACTAAGTTGTTCTTTAACCTTACCGATACCCGATACATCAGGCTTAATGTCAGTCCTGTTAAAGTTCTTAATGTCACGGGTTGTTTCAGATAGTTTAGCCCCCATCTGTTCAACACGTAGGGCTTGCCTTTTATATGAGTCTGAACTCTTGTCACCAGATTCAGCTAATGACTGTAGCTCTTCCTGTTGAATTTTAAGCTGCTTTGAGTAGTTTTCTTGGCTATCTTTTAATCCTTGTAGTTTTAGCTTACTGGCATCTTCTGAACGTCCTTCAGCTTCTAAGGCTCTGACACGTGCCTCAGTCATATCGTTTCCGTGCTTAAGCTCCTTATTAAGGTCAGCTAAACCACTTTCCTGATACTTGTAAGACTGTGTGGCCTTTTCTAACTGTCCCTGATAACTGGCGTATTGTCGTTCAGCACTGGCTAATTGGGACATCAATAAGGACTGTACTTCTTGTCCTTTTTTAGTCTCAGTATTATTCTGCTCTAGGGCTAATTTGATAGAATCAACCTTAGTCTTTTGGTTTTCTAAGGTCTGTTGTAAGCCTTCATACTTAGCCTTAGAAGCACTGACTGCATCACCAGAAGCACGGTATTGGGCTTCTAATATCTTGGCTTCATTATTAGACTCTTTGACTGCCTGTGTTAAGTCTTTTAAAGACTCTTTAGCACTAGACGTATCAAGGGTCATATTAGTAGCAATTGTTTTGACTATTTGCTTATCTGCTGCCATGTTCTATTCCTTCCTATAGTTTTTTAGATGGAACCATTCCCGCCATCTTTGGTAATTCCTAATGAGGCCATAAAGTCGTGACCAAACTTTACACGGTCTTCCTCGGCTTGGGCTGATAGAACTTCGTTCATTCGGTAAAAATCTTCTTCTTCAAACTGACTAGGCATGGTATGCAAATTTTGTAAAGCTTGTTGCTCGTTATAGTCAAAATCTTGTATTGCTTTATCTAACGTGTTATAACGTTCCCTTAGGCCTCTAAACCCATATCTTCTGCTGTTGCTTCAGTTGTTTCAATGTGTAATAGTTCTGAACTGATACGTGTAGCAAGAGCAATGGTCTCGTTAAATTCCAACTCTTCAACCTTGTCTGCTTGTGCTTCAGACAACTTAAGAATGTCTACAACGTAGTTAATGACCTTTTCTTGGACATCTAACATCTGGTCGATAAGACCTTCAAACTCTTCAGGACTATTTGAATCAGCTTGGTTTTGCATCAGTGATAGGTTAACCATCAACTTTTGCAATTCCCATGTTGCTCTGATATTTCTGTTTGATTCCTTAACCTCGAATGCCTTTGCAATTCCAAGCTCTTTTTTAACGTTAATTTTTACTGTCATGTTTTTAGTCTCCTTTAGACTTGTTTTATAGTATTGTGATTGGCGCCCTGTTTAAGGACATAAAAAAAGATACTGTGGTTAAGTATCTTACGGGTTCAACGCCCTAGGTTATTGACCTGTTTTTGGTGCTGGTGCTGGTGTTGCTGGGGTCTTAAAGATATCTGACAACATTGCTGCACTGTCAAAGCTCTTAGCCTCACTGAACCAGTACTTACCAAAGCCTTGTGTCTTAGTCTCAATTGCTGTAATAGTAATTGCATCAAAGGCACGGTTATCAGCAGCGTTGTTAGAAGTGAACGTGTGTGCAGCTTCAGCAGCGACACCTAGGTACATACCTACGTAAATAGGTGCATCTTCATCAAAGGCTTCACGGCTTTCAATCAAGTAGGCAACACGGTTGTTAGGGTCTGCCTTACCCGCAATTCCAAAACCACCCTTGCCATCAGCTGTGTTACCCAAAATGGCGTTCTTGATAACAATAGGCAAGCTGTTAATTGTCAAGACACTTGAAGGTGTGCCTTTTCCTGTTGATACGAAGACAACTTGGTCAGAACCATAAACGGGTGTGGTTGCACCAGTCAATCCTGACAATGCTGCTGAAGCAACACCATAAGAAGTGTCTTGGTCAGCTGTGAAGATACCTGTCTTATCTGTAGCGTCTTGGAAGATGCCGTCAACTCCTGTTTTTACCTTGCCGTCTTTGTCAACCAAGGCAAACTTAATGCTCTTAATTCCTAATGAACTCATTGTGTTAAATTCCTTTCATATAAAAAGGCCTTACTTATTAAGTAAAGTCTTTAGTGTTCTGTTTTTAGTTATTGTGAATGTTTGATAATCTTGTTCTGTGTCAAGGTCTATTAAGCGTCCCTTTACCTCAGTTACCTGGTAACCATTATGAATAAGGTCCTGATACAGTCGTGCTTCTAACACATCATAATCAAGGTCGTTACCTACGGCATAAAATATCTGAACTGATAGGGTGTTAGTTAAACCGTTAAACTGGTCACTTGCAAAGTCTGTTAAGGTGTCAAAGGCTGGCCTGACTAACAGTGTTGTTTCGTCAACCTTATCTTGCTCCTCTTCAGGTATCTGGTTTGCATAGACTTTACCAGCCCAAGGTGCTAACTGGATAAGAAGTGCTTTGGCCATCATTGTAATTGTCATTTACCTGCTTCCTTCCTATCTAGTACATCTTGCATCTTGTCTATCTGTGCCTGTTGTGCCTTTTCAGCGTTGTGTGCTACAGTCTCATCTACGTAGCTGTCACCTTTTAACTTTTTAGTGCCATCATTAAGGAACCTAGCTATGCGTGCATGGTTAGCGTCTTTGGTAGAGTACCCAACGGCCCTAGAACCATCTTGTATACTACCCTCTAACTGTCCTACCTCAACTGAGTCAGATAGGTGTTTAACACTTCCAGTCTTATGGTCACGATAATGTTTATCTTTTGTGGCCTTAGCTAAAGCTGTCTGTATGACCTCTGCACCAGCACCGTTAATCTCTTCACGCTCTTCGATAGTTAGGTTAACAACACCACCCACGGCCTGTAACATGCTATCAAGTCCTAAAAGGTCATCTTCTGCCATTACTTAGTCACCTTCTTTACTGTTAAAATATCAAAGGCAATGTAATTGTTAGAATCATCAGGGCTAATATCTAATATCTGATAATTAACCCCTTTTATGGTAATTCCTAAGGTCTTATTGATACGTTCATCGTGTTTTACACCAATTACTAAGGTATCTTGTAGACTTGTACCTACTACATTGTAGTTTTGGGTCAAGGTACGGGTCTTAAAAGCACCATATTTAGTGAATAATGTGACTTGTTTCTTAGTAATTGAACCATTTACAGGGCTCTCAACGGACTGTGTCGTGGTAAAATTAACCCTTAAATTAAGGTCAGAAGGCTTAAATAGTGGTTTTCTTACCATATTAGATGCCTCCTAGACGTGCCTGTAGGTGGACTATCATAATATCCACTGCTTTTGGCATGCCATTTGCCAATGTTCGGTCATAATATAGGGCTGTAACAAGCGCTTTTACACAAGAATCAAACAAGGGTATGGCTGATAACTGGTCATCTGTCATAACATCAAGCTGTGAATAGGCTACACTGTCCTTAATTAGTGTCTTTGCTGTTACAATCAAGTCGTTTAAAGTTGCTAGTTCAGTAGAATCAGCGTCTATATGTAAGCTCTCTGCTATGGTTTGTGCATCAATTGCCATGTTTTCCCCTTTCTATTAGTTCTAATTGCCCGCCCCGTGTAGGTATTGCGTCATTCTATTGGCGGTATTAGTTCTAATTATTTTGCTGGTGCTGCAACGGGTGCAAAGTTAAAGAACTTTCCAGCGGCTGCGTCAGCAACTTCGATATCAAAACGTGCAGCAACTGACAAGACTTGTTCAAAGTAGTCGTTTTGTACCCAAGAAGTAGCCAAGCCATCAAGACGGTTAGCCTCGATAATGGCATGCTTCAATGAACCTACGAATAAGTTAGCATCACCATCTTTACCAAGGGTTGTGTCAGCAACGATTACAACAGGTGCACCGAACAATGTGTTACCTGAAGCAGCAGTCACATTACTTTGAATGTAGTAACGGCCTTCACCATCTTTCAATTGGTCAATAGCATTAAATGCTGAGACTGACAAGACAATCACACGATTGGCACCATAGTTAACCAACTTGTTGTATGCTGACTTAATGTCGTCCAAAGTCTTGGCTACATTTGAACCGAACTTAGTTGAGATAACAGCACCGATTGCTTCTTCTTCAGTAGCAGCCTTAACTTGTGACAAGTAGCTTGATACTAATGTTTCAGCTTCTGCGTAGTCCTGAATCATTTCTTGTGAGATTGGCAACTGACCAATATAAGTCTTAACAGCAAACGGTACTGAAGTAATAGCTGCCTTAGCAACTTCAGGGTTCTTAGCAAGCTCTTCCTTAGTTACCAAACGTGCTGAAGTCTTAGCCAATACGGGTAATGTACCTGAAGGATTGCTTACAGTGACTTTGTTGATTTGTGCAGCAAGTACAGTAGGGTCTTCAGGCGTCTTTTGGATATCCAAAATTTGCTTAGGTACAAGAATTGCACCTTCTGAGTTAACTGTGACACCGTCACGCTTGTTAACGTCTTTAAGTGCGTCGATATATGAACGAATTGCTACTTGTTCATCTGATAGGGTTTCTTTGTTTACGATTTGAGGCATGTCTTTAGCTCCTTTATGTGCTGCGTCTCGTGTTTCTAGTTCTGTGTCTTGTGGTTCTGACCGCACACTAGCTGCTTGCGTGTCAGGTAATTCAGGTGCATCTCCATCATCTCTGGTTGAGTCTGTTTCATCTGAAGCATTAGGTGCGTCTGCAGTCCCATCTTCATCAGGGTCTGTAGCGGCCTCTAATTGTTCTTGTAATTTTGTGACCTGAGCTGTTAATGCTGTTAACTGTGCGTTAATTGCTTGAACGTCAACGTTAGCAGCTGGTTTCTGGTCGTCTGTTGGTGCTGGTGCTGGTGCATCTGTAGCTGGTGTTGTGGCTGTCTTATCTTCTGCCATGCTGTTATCCCTTTCATGTAATTGTGTTTGCTCTTTATATGAGCGCTGTAGTTCGACACTGGTCTGTACATAGGCTGGATAAGCTGTAATTGTTATCTCAGGTATCTGGTCTATTGCAATGACTGTGTGTAGTAACGTACCGTCTTGGTTCTGTGACCATTCATCTTGGTCTACTGAAAAGGAAAAACTCATACCTTTAACGTTCCCTACAGATATGTCCGTGTATACGTCATTGGCTAGTGTTGTATCTGGTAAAATAGCGCTAAAGAAAAGCCCAGTGTCATCAACCGTTAAGGTTAAATTTCCTGCGCTTACTCTAGCTAATATTGAATTGTTTTGGTGGGCATATACTAAAGCTACATCTGATAGGTCTACGTTTGCTAATGCTGTTGGTTGAATGACCTCTGTGAAGCCACCCAAGTCAACACTAGGAACGTTAAACATAATAGCGTAACCTTGTATCTGCTTTACTGTACTGCCATTGTCGTCACGGGTTACTACTTGTAAGTCCGTGGCTAGGCTTCGTATTTCTTGCGTCATTTCATAAAATACCTCTCTGTGTTAGTAAGTCCTTCGTATCAGGCGCTGCTATAACTTGGTTCTGTTGCAATAACAGTAACTGGGCTATATAAGCATCATCAGTTAGCCGTTCGGATAGTGATACATCAGTTCCTAACTTCATGGTCAGTTCTGATTGTATTGCGTTCCTATAACGTTCTATAGAACTCTTATACAAGGACTGAACCATAAGTATGTTCGACTGTGCATCACCATTACCGTTCAAGTAACTGTCAGGAACACCGAACGCCTTACTAATTTGTGTCTTAGTAAAGTTCAAGTTATTAAGTAATTCAGTGACCTGTGGGTTAACACCTAATGTTGCAAGGTCAGCAGAACTGTCTAGCACGATTGGTTTACCATAATTTTCACCAGTGGTCTGTGAAACAAACGAATCTCGAATACCGTCTTTAACCTCTCGGTCAAGTTTTGCATCAGGCACCTTAATCGTTACATAAGGATTAATAGCGTTCTTAAGTGTTGACTCTGCTAAGCTGTTACTTAACTGTTGTATTGATACCTCAGGTACTAGACTAATTAATGGGCTCTTACCAAAGATATGTTCTGACTGATTATCACCTACTGTAATAAGTTTGAAGTGTAACAGTTCAGAACTGTCATAATACATGTTGGGTCTTGTGTCTCGGAACTGTACGAGATACGTTAGGCCTTGGCCATCATCTGATATAGCAACACTCATAACTTGGCCATCATCTAATGACTCAAAGCCTGTTACAGCACCTGTATTATCTTTGTTGATTAGTACGTAACTGTTACCATACAGTAGCATCTTAGCTATAACACTTTGCCAAAAACTAAACTGGTTAATCGTTGCGCTTGGACTGTTCAGTGCTACGTCTAATACAGGATTACTATGGAACTGCATAGCTGCTATATCAGAACTGACTAGCGTGACTACTGAATAGATATCACTGTTGGTCATTGCACTGGAACCGTTTAGTATTCCTGTTGGTAAAATACTGTTATTAAACATACGTCCTACAACTACGCCCATCTGTTTAGGTGGTTGTGTTGAGGCTCTTTTAAATAGGTCTCTAAATGCCATGCTTGTCTTCCTTTCCTAGATTTAAAAACTAAAGTCTTCCTTGAACCATGTGTTAATCTCTTCATCACTGGCATTACCAAAGACTGACTTGCTTTCAGGTTCTTTATGACCACTGAATGCTTCCCAGTGGTAGGGTATTTCACTAAATATGTTAACCAAAGCATCAACGGCATCTATCTTTAGTGACCTTTTCTTTTTATCCACCATAATGCTGTTATTATCTTCTGATAATATGGCGTGGTACAGTGCACCTTTTAAGATATCGTCATCTAAGTAGTGTATTCTGCCTTGGTTAAACCATTTTCTTAGCTCTTTAGTGGGCTCTGTCATGTGCATAAAGTTCTGTTTCAAGGGTATTAAGTCTAGGTCAGTGTTTTCATCTAGCATTCTGATTAGTTTTGTGACTCTAAATTGGTCGTATATCAAGTAGATTACCTGTAATTGGTGCTCATCAATGAACGATAATAGCCAATCATATACCACATCAGGGTCAATATCACCACTTGGTAATGCTGATATTAAGGCATGTCCTTCTTTTTGGGCCTTACGATAAGGTAATTTATCTGTCTGTTCCTTGATTTGTATGCTTCCATTAGCACTAGCAGTAGGAACAAAACTAAACTGGTGTATATAGACCTGCTGTTCACCATCTATTTCATAAGGGAAGCCAAAGACTATCGAAGTTGTATCGTCTCGTACTGAATAATCCCAACCTACATAGCATTGTCTGCCATCTATATCAAAGGGTGGCCTATCAATAACTGCACCTTCAATATCTTCTACTGATAAGAACGATAAGGTTACGTCTTGTATCCAGGTGTTTAAGTTACGACTAATAAAGTCTGACTCACGGCCATTGGCTCTGGCATTATCTCGTTCACTAATGATAGAACTTAACATGCTTTCATATTTGTCTTTAAGTCCTAGGATTGGATTACTTTTTAACCAAGTTTCTGGTTGGTCTATCTCTTCTAGGCTATCTTGTTCCCAAACTAACATTAATGTATCGTCACCTACACGCTCCCAATCACGTTCTAAGCATTCAGTCATATATAACTGTTGCTTCCTGAACATCACATCAGGGTTTGTATAAGCTGTTGATATTTGGAACATCTGGTGGCCTGGTATCTGAACCTGACCAGAAGATATCTTGGTAATTGTTTCAGGTGGTATGTTATCAGAACCTGCTTCATCTACGATTGCAAACAAGTAATGGGAACTATCGAAGTTACCAGCCTGTGCTGATTGCTTTTCTATCAGGTTACGATTAATTCTTGATATGATTTGTGTTTCTTGCACATCAACCTTTAACTTAGTGAACTCCTTTTTAAATTCAGGTGATTCACGAAGTCGGTTAGCGGTTAATAGTAAGTAGTTCCAACCAACACCTAACTGCTGTGCAACGGGTGCTGATAAAAGCAACTTAACGTTGTAATGTCCTTGTGCCTCAACCAAGTAGTTATAAAGCATCAGGATATTAACTAGGTACGTCTTACCGTTCGTACGTGCAATTGATACGATAGCTTTGTAATATCTTTTACTACCGTCTTCACGTCTCCAGCCTTGTGTCAGACTTAATAGTGCTTCTTGCCATAACATCAAAGGTAATGGATAACCTGTATTAACATCTGGGCACAACTGTGCAAAGGCTAAGATATACTTAACCTCTTGTAGGTCATACACATAAGGGAAGTCAGGGTCGTGTTCTAAGACACGTTTTAAGTCCCTCACATGTCGGAACATAGCAAGCTTCATTTTGTAGCCTGCTAGAATGTCACCGTTAAGTACCTGTTTTGCATAAACTGTAGCAGGGTCACGATAGGCAGCAAACACATCAGCATAGTCAGACTCTACATAAACGTCTTCTAGCTTTTGCTTGCCTTTACTTAAGTCTATTCTGTTGATGCTATCACCACCCTTCACTGTGTGCTATTAAAACTTCATCTTGTCAGCACGTTCTTTAAAGCTCGTACCTTGTTCGTCATCGTCTTCTGTGTCTAACATTAACTTCTGTAGGTTGACCATAGACTGTGGACTTAAACCAAGGTCATTGGCTAACGCTCTTAGGTTCTTAGTAGCAGCTTCATAAGTTGTAACTGCACCAGACTTCTTACCATTGTCATCTACAATACCTTCTGATTGGATTGTGTCGAAGGCTAACCGTGATATCTGCCAAGTCTGACAATACTGCTCTACAATACTTTGTGATATGCCTTGCGTGCCACGTTCGGTCAATAACGGTACTAATGTTTCGTACATGCTTCGTGCTTGGCCCTTTAAATACCTTGGCGCTGTAGGCTGTAGCGCGTTTTGTTCCTTCATTGGTTAACCTCCTTTACTGGTAGAATACGGTCACTTTTTAGTAACCTTTTTATGTACGGCATTAGTCAAGAATGCCTTTATACCAACGTTTGTAGGCTGTTGGCTGGCCTGCCACTGGGCTAAAAAACAAAAAGTTTTCAAAATTGGTCATATATAAACGGAGCTATCCGTGGACAGCTCTCCTTCACGAAGCCAATGGGGGCGGGGTTTAAATAACTTTTATTAAAAAATATTCCGTAAAAATAATTTTCTAATTTTAGAACTTTGTAAAAGTTAAAAAAGTTTTTTTAAGAAGTTCCTTGGCCTGACTGTTAGTCTTTATGTGACTTACAGCAGGTTACTTTGGAAGCTTTCCGTCTTACCAACACCTATATTATGACCTGTACTTCTATTGACCTGATAAGGCTTATCATTAGCATAGATTGTAACCAAGTCCTTATCTTCTGGACCTGATACATTAACTCTTATATAGTACTTATCACCATCACGATATAGGTTCGGTAGTCCTGTTGCATTGTCTTGTAGTTGTTCTACTTGTTGTTCTAG